CACTTGTGTTGGTGAGCGGAATGGTGAGCTTGCTACGCACTGCCGCACGATACAGGCGGTAGTGGTTGCGACCAGCGATGATCACCTTCGGACGTTCGGTGCCCTGCTTCAGATCGAGCAGCACATCGTCGTAAGCCTCTTCGATGTTCGTTGAGTTCAACGTACCGGCGAAGTCATACGATGACGAGCGCCACTGCACTTCCAATGCACGATCAACACCAGCAAGCGAGCCAGTGGTAGGATCGTCAGGCACAAGTAGAGCAAGACCATTCGGATCGTTGCCACCACCCAAACCATAGAGGTAGACGCTGAACTTCTCTTTGATGGAGAGTTCAAGTGCTTCAAGCTTGCCTTGCAGCAACTTCACTGCAGCTTGCTCACCCTTGTTTTCGTCTTCCTCCTGATTGGAGATGATGACGGTGCCAGCTACGCGCGACCAACGATACTCAAGCTTGATGAACTCTTGAGTTTGCTGCACAGGCAGCGCATCGTAGTAGCTGTAGCTTGTCACTGTCGGGTTGCGGCCCGTCAGCAACGGATTTGTGATGTTGTAACCGCTTGCTTCGTTCTCAATGCGGTCACGTGCAAAGCACCATGCCATGAGCGCGTTGCTCTGCATTGCAGCTACAATGAGCTTCTTACGTGAGCGCTCGATTGTAGTAGCAAGTACGTTTTGGAGTACAGGCATTGCTGATTGTCCCGTTATCTAGAGTTAAGCTCTCTGAAAACGGTAGCTGCAATGTCCTTCCAAGGTTCACTAGCACGGAAGTCACCGCGTCCACCGTTGACGTTCTGAGTGGGGACTTGTCCGCTAGGCTGTACACCGCGCATCGCGCCCGGTGTTGACGGTTGTCTACCGCGTGGCTGTTGGCCTCTGCCGCGTTGCTGCTGCTGCATAGCAGCTTCAATCTGCGGACGGAGCGGCGAACCGAAATCAAAGCCTCTTCGTTCAACCCAACTGCGTAGTTCAAAGTACGCTCGTTCCGGCGTCAAGCCGTGCTGATTAACTAAGTTGCTAATCTCCACACCGTGTGTATCAGCGTGTGGATGGTCAGCTACAAAGTCTTCTAACTGCTCCTGTGCGCGCTGATGAATTTGCTCTGCTTGCTGCACAGTGCGGTGTTGTCTTTCAATCGGACCTAAGCGGCGATCAAGCTCGTTAGTGATAACACGCGCGTTGATGGCAGGTATAGCATCATTGCCGAATATCTGCTCCATCGTCACGCCTTGTGCCAGTACACGCGCAACAATGTCGCGTACTGCAAGCACAGGATTTTGTTCGGCCATTGCTCGTAGTTCAATAGCCTCTCGTACCATTTGCGGTGATAGGTTAGCAGCCTGTATCTGTGCTTGCATCTGCGAGAAGTGTTGAAGCTGTCCACGCAGTGCACGGTTCTCACGCACAGCTTGATTGGCTGCGTACTGTGCGCGGTTTAGATTGTAAGCTAGTTGCTTCTCGCGTCGTGTAGACGCAATAACGCGACCATCTTTGTCGAGTAGTTCGCCCTTCGGACCTTTGCGCGGTTTGTCGGTAAAGAGTTGATCTTTGCCGTCTTTCAACTCGCGCGGTTCCTGCCGACTTGCAGGTTGCACTTCATTGTCTGCAGTCTCAGGCTGTGCCGAAGGTTGTTCAGTCTGTTGTGCAGGTAGCTGTTGCTCACCTACATCACCATCATCACCTGATGTATCAGGCTCAGGTTGCTGCGGTACATCTTGTATACCGAAGCTTTCACCAACTTGCGTCATGAGGTCTTTGTCTTCTCCCGGCATTGTAGCCTCCGTTATGCTGCAGCACCTTGCTGCATCTGTTGTATGATTTGTGTTGCGATGTCAGCAACACTACGACCACGCGCAAGTTGTACACCGAGAAATTGCTTCATCTCAGGCGGCAAGCCGTCGATAAGCCTTCCTACTTCTTGCACAATTGTAGCAATATCGTCAACTTGTGGCCCACCGGCACCCCGTTGAGGTTGTGCCCCTTGTGCACCGCCAGCTTGTGCGCCGGGAGCAGCAGGTTGCGCTTGTGCCATCTCGCGCTCATGTGCGCGTTGCGCTTGAGCGTCAGCCATAGTAGATGCGTGCTGTTGTTGACCTTGTTCTGCTTCTGTAGCTGCCTGTTCGTCAGGACCGGGGCCAGCAGTCTCCTTCATGATGCCTTTGTAGATCAACTCCCAATCTTCCTGTGACACAACTACGTTATCGAACGCTTGTGCAAGTACTTTCAACGCGACTACTATGGCTATCGGTGTAGCGCGTGTGAATTGGCCGATAATTTGCGTGATTTGCAGCGCTTGTTCCTTTTTCGCGCGTGATGTAGGCTTCAAACTGCTACCGCCGATGACGCGCGGTGTGAATGTCGTGCGAATTTCGTCAGAACTCATGTTCTTCCAGTCTTTCGCGTACTTTTCACCGAGTAGCGTGCTAACTTCGTCTTGTTTCATGAATTGTATGCACATTTGCGCGACAATCCACAGCACAGTGCCTACGCTGTCTTCAATCGCGTCCATCTTTTCGTCAGCACGTGTCTGGATTTGGCTTTCGTAGCTCTCGATAGCGCGGTTTGTGGTGTTTGTCTTGTATTCTACACCACGCTGTACGCTAGCTACGCCTGACATACGATCAATTGCCTCAAGCACAGGCTTTTTGTCGAAGAACTTGATAGCATCTGCACTTGGTGGCAGCAGTGGACCAATAACGTCACCAACTTTCTTGCCTTCTGGCAAGTCAACGCCTACAGCATTAGTGTCAAGTGTGCCAGCGACGATGCTTTCGATAAGCTGTGTGTCTTTGAATGAGTTTTTGTCATACACAACCTTGCCAGCAGCGAACTTACGCACCTTAGACCACTCATTGTTGATGATGTTGATGTCATCTTGTTGATCTAAGTAGTAAGTGACTTCACCTTTGGCGTACATCGTGATTGGATCGGTGTGAAACTCCATCGGTACGATGGGAAAGAATTGGTCAACGTTGTAAGGATCATCCCAAACCCACAACGGATAGCACCAATCATTGCAATTGTATAACTCAACACGGCGAGTAACACGATCCCACACGTAGCAGACTTTAGTCATCTGCGCTGCAAGGAAGCTGCGTTGATCTGTGTAGCCATACTTCGTGTACTCAGCGGTTGAATAGCTGAATAGTTGGAAGTTGTCAGTCTGACCACGCTCACCTTGGTCAGGACTGACGCCTGCTTTAATGACATGTGAAGGGTAAAACACACTTTCCCACTCGTCGCTGTTTGGCTTTTTGCGTCCGTAGCGAGCGCGTAAGAGAGAAGTGTACATCAAGTCTTCAATCATGACCCAATTGCAGTCACCACTGAGGTCAAGATCAGTAGCCGTTGGATCGACGATGACTTGGTTCGGCCTCCGCACCTTCACCCACGGTCCCGATGGGGTGAGCATGTCAATTGTCATCTCTAACGCTAACAGCTTGCCTTCGATTTCTTTGATGTCCTTCTGTGATTTAGCTTGTTCAAGTTGAGCGCTTAATGTCTGTATCTCTTCAAGCGCAGCTTCACTTGATTGCTCACGCAACACGTAACCTATCTCAAACCACCCGACATTGGTGAGCGTCGTGCTAACGATGTTGCGTTTGACTTTACGTTTAAGGTTAAGACCCGGAGCGGTCTTTTTGGCGGCGAGGACGTTGACAAGCTTCTCGACAACACGTGCGTAGGGTTTATCTGCTTCGTCTTCACATGTGAACTCAGCGTCGGGATTTTTTGTAAATAGCATGGGTACGAGAGCAGACACGTTCGCAAAAACCAAGTTCTCAGTGCTATCGAACGTTCCTTGCAGAGGTTTACCTGCGGCAGGGTCAGGCTGTTCGTCACGCGAGCTTGAAGTGCGGGTGTGGTCATGACGGTAGTACCTATATGCTTCATCCCAAGCGTCTGTCTGCTTGGACATTGCAGCTTTACCTTGATCGTAACGTGCACGCCACAGCGGACCACGATGCTTGCTGACAGGTATCTTGCTTTCGCCTATCATGCGGTAGATAGGCTGTTGGTCTTCTACTGTAGGCTCTTGCGTGACACCTTCATAGGTGTTGTAGTCACCACCGGGTGCTGCAGCAGGAGGATTTTCATAATCATCAGCCATAGCGGTGCGCTCGCGGGTTCTCTGCGCGACGATCGCGCTCTTGCCACAACATGTAGCTAGGTACACGATCCTTTGCAGGGAGGATGAATTTGCCTACATCAGGCATACGACTTAACAAGTAACGTGTCATATCCATTGCGTGATCATTGCGATCTGTCGGCTTGTCGATACGCTCGCCTGAAGTTGATTGCTGCCAGAAGTATCCGCTGCATTCATCAGCCCACCAATCAAGCTTGGCATTGATGAACAGACGCGGAGAGCCTGCGGTGCGTGTAAGTGGGTGTAGTAGTCTATCGCTGATATTGAGATAGCCACCTACTTTCAACACGCCGTTGGCAATGTCGTTGTTACCACGCGCCATGTAGATACCGTCTTCTTTGAACATGTCAGCGATGGTCTTACCTACTGTACGTTTCATCACAGTACGACGACCGAAGATGCTAGGATCAGCGTCGATCTTGTGCATCTCGTCTAGCTCGACGTTCCATTCTTCGCGTATACGGCGTATAGCGTTGATTTGTACGTCAAGTGGCATCTCTTTCTGATAGAAGCCATCTACTATGATGACATGCTTCTCAGGTGTCACGAACGCTAGTGCATAGCAGCTAGGCTGCGCTTGGCCGTAGTCATACGCTTCGAGCCAATTGGGATGATAGTGTGTTTCATACAACGCATCAAGCAGTGCTTGTATGTTGCCTTCTTGCAGTAGGTGCACCGTCGCGTCATATTGCGGATATACAAGACCCTCATAGGCGACCCACTTGCCGAGTAAGAAACGATCACGCTGCTGACCGCTGTACATGGTTTCGAGTGTTTGAATGAAGTCACCACCGTCAGCTTCGTGCACGTGTCGTAACTCATATGTGCTGCCTTCGATGACTTCGATCAGCAGTTGTGCTTTGCCGTCTTTGTCAAGTACAGGTTTGCGGTCTACATCACGCAAGCACACTAAGTCGTCAGTGATGACGCCTGTGCGTTGGTAGATGATGAGTGGTCTTACTAGTTTGGTGTATACCCAATTGCCTGTTGGATTGCATGTGAGCATCATCCAACGTGGGCCAGTAGCAGGAAAATTAGCATCGTCACCGTTATAATGTGCACGACCACGGAGGCGACCAAACAAATCAAGAAAATCCTTATGCGTGATTTCAGGGTCTTCAACCTGATCAACAATGACCCAATCGAATGTGGCGCTGAGAAGATTGCTGCTACTGCTCTCTGTCTTTGTTCCTTGTTGTGCAATGTACCTAAAATATATTGAGCATCCGTTTTTGAGATGACATATATTGTCGCCGTTTTGTCCTGTGGAGAAGCTGACGATCCACTTCGGGGGACACCACTTGATGAACTCTTTGCGAATGGTGTCATTGAGTTTAGGATACGTCGAGCGTGAGATTAGACCTGTGCAACCGGGGTACATCTCACATAGTTGTAATGCTTTGATGACTGCTGCTGTTGTCTTACCATTGCCGAAGCCACCACCGTATATCTGCACCTTGGCACGCGAGCGCAGAAACTTGTCCTGTAGACTGCCCTCTTTAAGTAGCAGTTCAGGACGATCTGCAACCTGTACAACGCGCGGTCGAGCCATTAGCCTACGTCTGTGTTAACCCACTGTGTAGTGCCGGGGCCGGACAGTGCCATGTATGTCAGACCTGTTGCAGTGTCGAGCATGATTTCACCTGCATACAGCGATGGACCTGTTGGCACACCGCTGCCACTACGGTTAGGCGTTGCGTACTTCGGGTCTACATCGCTTGCGTAGCCGTTAGCTTTGATGCCTTGACCGTCTTTGTTAGGAACTATCGCCATTGACGCTCTCCGGTGTGATGTCAACCATCGGCATGTTCTTAGGCTGCGCGACTTCTCGTATGTGACGAATAGTCAAGCTGCCATCAAGCGTGTGTCTGTGTTCCATGATCTGACGAGCACTGAAGCCACCACGGTCAAGCATGTTCATCAAGATGCGTGACTTGGTAGCTGGTTTAGCGTCGTCGTCTTCAAGTATGTCTTCAAGCTTGTCGAGAGCGTTGCCTGACATGTTGTTGATGCGTTTCTGCACATCATTGTGATCAAGCGTTGCAAGGTTCTCTTTGATGATGTTGTCAACCTGCGTGAATAGCTGCAAGCCCTTGATCATATCAACTTGTGACATACGCAAGCCTAGAGCTTCACATATCTCTGCGTCAGAGATACCGAGCATGTGATACAACCACACAGCGCCTACTGTCGTTACTGCTTTAACGTCAGCAGGGAGATCAACCAATCCACGCCTAATATCGCGGTTATTACGATCCCGCCCATTAGTAGTAGCTGATTTTGCCGATTGGCCGTGTCGCGCTGTCTGTTGTTGTATTGTAGCATCGGGAGCGGTGCTTGGCACCATAGCTTGACCTGTGGTCGTGTCGATGATCAGACCATTGGCTAACGGAAGATGAGTTGGTTTGCTATCGCCATTACCTGACATTTTCGCTTCGCCTTGTAGTTGCTCTACGCGGTCGTGCTGCAGCACCACCAGCAACACGCGGGCGTGTGGGCACACCTACGCGATCTGCTGCGGAGTTCTGCGCTGCGACACTGCGATAGATGTTTGCAATCAAGCCACGCATACGTGGATCGCCACTAGCTGCAGCAGACGGTGTACGCGGCATACCGGGGCGTGGCATCTGCGGACCTGTAGGCACTGGCGCGTTAGGATTGCCAGCCATTTGCTGCATCATTGCAGCACTTACGATGTCGTCCATAGGTGAAGCTGGTCCACGTGTGGGCATACCACCGCCTCCTACTGCGCGAGCTAAAGCTGCAGCGCGTGGGTCTTGCGCTTCTGCTTGTGGAGCAGCAGCAGCTTGAGGTTGTCTTGAACGTGCTGACAGTTCTGTAGTATCACCCTCACCTTCGCCACCTTCGTCTTCACTACCATCAGGTCCAGTAGCTTCAACATCATTACCGCTTGCGTCCATAGGACCGCGCGGTGCTTGCGGAGCAGAAGGTGCTGAAGGTGAGCTTCGGGGACTACCGCCAGTGTCACCTTCTGCTTCCGCGTCGGCGGCTGTCTCACTATCACTAGTGCTTTCACCGCTAGCTTTATCTGCAGCAGCATCGACCCAATTCTCTGCGACTTGCTGCAACTCTTCAGGAGATACTTGAATGCCCAATGCAGCTAACGCTTGTGACATTGCAGCGGGGTCTTGTGCTAATGTTGCAAGCACTGTCTCCATGTCACTTACGTTGGTAGCGCCTTGTTGTGCAGCCACAGCTTGTTGTGTCTGCGCCGGGATGCGCGTCATGTCAACTGCAGGCATTGTCAACTCCTGATTAGGCGCTAAGCTTACCTAACATGCCGCCGCCACCGTTGCCGCTCTTGTCGGGCGGATAGGTAGCAGGTGCAAACGTTGGTTGGAGTTGTGCATCGAGCGCAGTCTCGTCGGCTGTCTCTGTTGCACGGCTGACAACAATCGTGTTGACAACAGGAACAGCACCACCGATGTTAAAGCCATCTGCTTGCTGTGCTTTGACTTGACCGATTGAAGCTGAAGCTGCAGCACCAATAGCACTGCCCGTCAACTTCACACCGACTTCACCACGTGCCTTCTGCGCTTGTGGTGCCATGATGCGAGCAATACCACGCATGGCAGCATCAGGTTCATTCAGCAGTGCGTATGGTTGACCGTGTTGCCTGTCCCACAGACCTGCCCAATTAGGCATAGCTCTACCTCCACTAGGTGTAGTAGTCCTATAGATCGGCTATACTACGATTAGCTCGCCCTGTCAACGCATTATACACTGTATAACCGGCCCGAAGGGCCGGAGCCTTGCACCTGTTCGCACTAACTACAAGAGAACTACAACTACTAAAGCTGATGACTTGCATGTGATTTGTAGGTGTGGTAGTATATATATGCTTGTGTTGTATTGCGTATAACTTGGTGTAGCTGTAGTAGTCTCTACATGAGGCTATTACACTACACCATTTTTTTATACTTATTAAGTACATATAGGCAACCCAAGTACTATAGCTCACACACGCAAATTGCAAAGTCTACGCGGCTTGTGACGGTGCTCTTCTCTCTCCGCGCGGCCAACTTAACACTAGGCGTTTTGCTTTCGGGCGGGGACTAGCTCACTAGCTCGCATGCACTAGCAACAGCGCCGCGCGTTATACACTGTATAGTTGGCAGCGCTTGCAGCTAGGCAGCTAGCATCTAGCGTGAATGTGAAGCGCGGCAAGTTTAGTCAATTGGCAAGGCGGCAGCACTCCACTATGCGCTACGCTGTTGCGCTTGTGCTAGCTAGCTGCAAGGCGACGGCAGCTAGTGCGTAGCTAGTGCGCGTTATACAGTGTATAGCCGCTAGCTCGCTTGCACTTGTGCCTGTTTAGCTAGTGCAGATTTAAGCGCTTGCATGTGATATTGCGTATGCTATAATTATCTTAGTTAGCTGCAATAACGTAGCTAACGACAACACAAGCAAAGGAACTAAGACAATGAACAAGACAACAGTAATTGCACCGGCACAGCGTAACGCTAGCGCTTTCGGCGGTGATGTCCTGCGACTTGCCAATATGAAAGGCGAGATTGAAACAGGACCGATCTACCTTGTGCACTCTTACGGCAGCGAGCTTGAAGCGCTTAGCGCAAAGCTTGATTTCAACGGCAGCTTAGCTGTTGAGAAGCAAGACAGCGTTAGGTCTATCTTGCTCGACTACTGGAAGGCGTCACCTGAAGGCAATGTCTTTATGACCGCGCATGCTGGTCTTGCCGGTATCAAAGAAAAGACAGAGCAACAGAAGGCAGCGTTTGAGCAATCAACTAAATCGCTGAACATGGTCAACACTATGCTGCAGCGAGCGGTTGATACGTATCGCGGCGTTAGCGCTTTGCGTAAGCAAGGCTTCGCTGTGACGATCGCCAAAGTGCAAAACTCAAACACGTTCGCTTGCTACGTCAAGCGCGGTGATGAGTTTGAGCTTGTGCGCTTTAACGCCGCGCAATTGCGTAACGTGAGCGGCGCTAAGATCGAAGCTAAGACCAGCACAGCCGATGTCCGCGAAAGCTTGTCTACTGCGAAGAGCGGCGCGGCTAACGACAAGAAAGGCGGTAGCGGTGAACGCTTCTCGCCTTCTGAATTGCCGAATGCTGTGACGCGCATTGACACTAGCGTTGCAGCTATCATCAAGCCTGATGGCAAGGGCATCGCTGCAGGACCGAAGGCAACAGAAGCGCTGCATCTGCTGTGGGCGCGACTTGATGCAATGATGTCCGATAGCGACAAGGCTGCAGCGCGTAAGGCTTTCGCGGCTGAAGGCGTCAAGGCAAAGGCCGAAGATGCAAAGGCCGAAGCTAGCATCAAGCGCGCGTTGCGCGGTGGTGCGAAGCGTAAGACAGCCTAACGCTATACAGTGTATAGACGCCGCTAGCGCAAATGCTAGCGGCGTTTATTCTTGTGCGAAAGGAAGTAGCAGTCATGACCGATACAGCTATACGCTTATCAGATATAGTGCTAGATCATTGGATTGTAGCGCTAGCGTTGCTCGCGTTGTTCCTATGGTACGGTTATAATGAAGCCTAACGCTATACAGTGTATAACCCGCGCTTGCATTAGTAAGCGCGGGTTTTATATTAGCCAAGCGCTTGCGCCCGCCACTCATACACCCGCAAATTCACGCAAGCGCACAGCACACACGCACTCACTGTGCCGCTTCAGTCATCACCGCGTGCGTGCTATACAATGTATACATGTAGACTGCGGCAGCACATAGACGGGCTTCGCCCGCTCGCTCGCATGAGTGAACAAACGAAGAACTCAAGCCAGCCCACTTGGGCCACTAGATTTAGTGCTTGCCACAAGTGTTAATATGTATATTTAGTGACTTGCATCTGATTTTGTATGTGATATAATAATACTTGGACACACAGGAGATACGGCTAAAGGTGGCTAGTGGTGGCTAATGCTGACTTGTGATGTCTTATACAGTGTATAACATCAATCAGTGGGAGATGATCATGTTGATAGCTAACTACGCGACGAAGAAAGAGTGCAAGGCTAATGTAGGTAAGCCGTTGCGCTACATTGAAACATCTGTATTCGGTCCTGAGTACAGACATGATGGTGTGCTTACAGTAGCTAACCGTCCACATATCACACACAAAGGCCGCGAGTGGTTTGGTCAAGTCACGATGAAGTCGGGCTTGATCGTTGACGTTAAGTAACACATAGGAGATGGAGATATAGCCATGTTGCAAAGCGATCTATTCGCCAAGAGTGAAGTTGATGCAATGCGTACTGCTAGCTTATTTGCTGATGCAGACGCGATGTATGAACGTGCACCTGCACTATTCACAACTACAGCGCATCCGAAGATGAGTGAGCGTTACGCATTCACTAACACCTATGACATCTTGACCCACATACACAATAAGGGCTTCAAGGTATCTAGTGTGCAAGGTGGTCAGAACAAGTACGCTAAGGTGATGGTGCGTATGCGTCACTCTGCCTATGATAGCCGCGATGAAGCACCTGAGTTGATCGTCATTGATAGCCATGATGGTAGCTCACGCATCAAGCTATGCTTAGGCATCATCAAGTTCATCTGCATGAACGGCATGATTGCTGGTGATGTGTTGTATAGCAAATCATTCATGCATCTAGCGCCTGACTTGATGGCGCAGATCATGCTTGAGATTGACGACATAGAGCAGCCGATCAACACACTGCGTGAACGTGTCCAGCGTATGAAAGATCACAAGACAAACATCGGTGAGCGTATTGCACTAGCTGACATCGCCATCCGTGCGCGCTTTGGCGAAGATCGCAGCGTAGGATTTATTGCTGATATGCGTCAGCGTATACTACATCATCGTCGCCGTGAAGACGCTAGTGATGACATGTATACAGTCATGAACGTCATCCAAGAGAACGTCATTCGTGGCGGCTTCTCTTATCAAACGAGCGGCAACAGCGTGCGCCGCTTGCAAGATGTACGAGCAGTTGATCGCAACATCAACATCAATCAGGCTGTGTGGCAAGGCGCTGAAGATTTGTTGAAGGCGGCGTAGATTATACACTGTATAACTAGTGGGAGACTACAATGCTAGCGCAAGCGTGGCTATATGGCGAACGTGCGCGTACTAGATACGACAAAGTACTTGAAGCGCACCTAACCATACCTGATAAGTTCAATCCATTTAGTAGCGTAGCAGTACTGAACAACATCGCGGAACGCATCGTCTTCACTGACGACGTTCCGACGTTGTTGTATTCGCTATGGGATAATAAGCAGCTATCCTTCCATTCGATGATCAACTCTGCAAAGCTGCCATACGATTGCTTCTGGATTGAGTACTCTACCAAGATGGGAGTAGTTCCAGATGATGACATCAAACGTGGCATGTATGGAGCGCTTATCAAGCGTACTGGCAATACACAAGATGGTGCTGTCAAGATGTACATCGTCGCTGGCATTGAGGATAGCAACAAGTTCGCCAGCACTATTGCTTATGTGTGCAACTTCGATCGTTGGCCTCCACTCGTTAACAGCGAACGGTTCAAAGGTCGTAGTGCACTGCAGTTTGATGTTGAGTATGCATTCAACATACGTGAGAACATGCGTGACTATGCTGGTGCCATCGACGAACTAGGCAGCATAGTGAGCGAGCTTATCTTCGGTATCTTTCTAGTCACGCAGCCTAAGATATACAAAGAAGAGCGTGTAGAGTGGCATCCGAAGAAGCAAGCTGCACGTAAGAAGTCTAACAAGCCTCCGTTGCTTGAATACAGGCGTATACGCATGCGTGTACTCACACCTGCAACGCGCTACGTGCCTAGCAAGATAAGACCACAGATCAGCGAAGGTGAAACATTACTAGACACAGAGAGTGAAGCAGCTAAACAACATCGCCGCTATCACAAAGTCATGGGTCACTTCCGACACTATGATGAACACGATCCACCATACACCGTGTGGATCGAGCCGCATTATCGTGGCGACCCTGCACTAGGTGTGATGTTCACAGAGAAGGACGTAACCAAATGAGAAACGTAGTCATCAAAGCAGAACGTGTCCGCGCACGTGATTTACTCCCCGGCGAGTTGTTCTCTAGTAGCGCTCCTGAGTATTGGGAGAAGATGGCACTCACTCACGGCTCATGTGGTGAGAAAGTCTATGTACGCACCAACATACCTGCTGACATGTTTGGTGATGCAGACGAGTTAGTGACACGTGTTACAATAGTGGTGAGTGACGATGACACATCGCCTGAATGAAGACAAGGTGTGGCTGCATCCCGGCACACGCCTTCATATGCTGGTATACAGTGTATACTCGCAATCATGGGAGGCGTGGACTGCTACCAATTCACGCAATGGCCCTAGTAGTGAGTGGCGCGGCACATACTTGCAGCTATTCGCTGATGGTAAGTGCATGCAACACTTTCGTAGTGAGACAGAAGTGCGTGAGTTGATGATCAGACCACCGACAAAGGGGAGCATTACATATGAACGTACCCAACGGTAAAGCCAACAGTACACCTGTAGCTGATGCGCTGCACGAAACAGCAGCACGTGGCGTTGAGGCTATACATGCTATAGTCGTTCAGCGTGATGAGCTACTACGCAACAACGACCGCATGATGACAGAACTTGCTCTGTTCCGCGAGCGCACTAATCAACTCGAAGGCAGGCTGGCGACCGCCACCGTCGAGCGTGATCACTACATGCGCTACTGTACGGAGCTAACAGCACGCCTGAACAACATTCAAACGCTCATAAGCAGCACCATTGAGGAAGCTAAACGTGCTGCATATCGTCCTACAGCAGTGCTAACTCCGCAGGTTAGTAGCACTGATGTAGCTAAACTTGAAAACCTGCTACAACGCTTACCGCAGAATGGCGGTAGCACTGAAGGAGAGCAAGATGCCACGCGGAAGACCAGCTAAATCGCAGAAGAATTTGAGTGAACTGCTTGAAGCGGTCGCTCAAGAGGAACAGCGTCATCGTGAAGCTATAGCTGAGTTGCTAGAGCAGATCGACGTAGTTATTGGCTACAAGTTTGAGCCATAGACTATACACTGTATAACCAACAAGACACGACACTACAACCATTGGAGAACTATCATGACTACACGTGTTATCTTCTACAACAACGGCACACTCGACCGCCGTGCATTCACTATGCTTGGCTTGTCTGCTAAGTCTAGCGACAATGCTATTGGCTTCTTTGGCACAGGCTTCAAATACGCTTTGTCTGTGTTGCTAAGACATGGCGCAGACATCAGTGTAATCACGCCCGAAACTAAATATGTGTTCTATACAGACAAGGGCAGCTTCCGTGACAAGGAGTTCGACTTCATCTACGCACACGACATGACGACTGACAGGGAGTTTGAGCTTCCATTCACTACTCACTTAGGCGCTAACTGGAAGCTGTGGCAAGCATACCGTGAGCTATATACCAACGCACTCGATGAAGGCGGCGGTGTAATGACTACCGATGCACCTGTGCAAGAGTTCGAGAACATGGGCAGTGTCATGGTCATTGTTGAGTTGAATGAGCTTGTTGCAATTGCAGCGGAGCATGACAAGTACTTCATCAAAGCTGACGCTGTTGCTAGCGACAAGATAATCCGTTGCGTTGAGAAGCGTCACAACGATGATAACGTCATCTATTATCGCTCTATGTACACAGGTACAAAGACGGAGAAGCCTACGTACTTCACATACGACTATGTACACAAGGTGCAACTCACGGAAGATCGTACATTAGCTGATCCGTGGTACATCTCGTCGCACATCTATGACTTGTGGATACGTGGTATGACCTACGATGCACTCGTAGAGCATCTGCCGAAGATCGCTCATTCATCGTACTATGAAAGCCAGCTACAACCTAGCTATCGTGAACCTAGTGCTGACTTCATCAAGGCGTGTGCGTTCCTAGTCGAACACCATCTGACGATGCCGTTGTGGGCACGTGATACGTACATCAAGACGCGACCGCTCGACGAACAATACGACCGCTACAAGCCTACCAAGTTTGAGCGCTTGCAACTCGATCATGCTATCAAGGTGTTGAACCATCACAACATCATGGTGACACATAACGTACTGCATCTATGTGTCAGCTTGCCAGACGATGTACTCGGCTTGACACGTGATGGCAAGATATACATCGCTAAGTTAGCTTTCGAGCGTGGTCCAGTTGCTATACTCGGAACCATCTACGAAGAATGGTTACATTATAGCGAAGAGCTTGAAGATCACACACGCAAGATGCAGAATGTTCTTGTGGACAAGTGCGCTTCATTGATGGAACAGGTCTATCAAATCGAACATAGTGAGAGTAATCAGTAGCTTATGGAGGCTCCTGTAGTAGCCATGTCCCTGTGTCTCCCACCAGTGGACCTCTGACGCCACATACTGCAGTGAGCCTCCACCACATTCGCAACGAGTAAAGCTGCTACACTTGTTGCGATGTATCACTGAGTAGCAGCATAAGGAGAAGACATGAGAAAGCTAGCTCTCATGGCAATCGCGGTGTCGCTCGCCGCGCTTGCAACAACTGCAGCGAGTGCAGTGACAGTCGGAACTGGCGTGTTCCGTTCTGATCACTGTACGGACTTGTGTGGTCCACAGCCAAGTGGCTTTGCGACTATCACAGCTACCGATCAAGGCAATGGCACTATTGACATCGCCATCAACTTCCTCAATGGCAATCACTTCGCCAATGGAGGTCAAGGTGTTGTCTTTGGCTTTAACCTTGTCGGTGATCCTACCATCACCTACTCAGGCTTGTCGCCGCTCTTCAGCATTCCCGGTGTGATACCTGTTAACCAGCAAAACGCTGGCGCACTGACTGCTGATGGCTTCGGCTTGTTTGAATATGGTATTGAAGGTACGTGGAACGGCGGCAATGGTCCCGGCGACACCACCTTCAGTATCAGTGGTGCTGGTCTAACACTGGCAAGCTTTGCTCAACTGTCGAGCAATCCTCCCGGTGACACACAAGCGTTCATGGTGCTTGACATCTTATCAGGTACTAATGGACGAACAGGGTTTGTTGACTTGAGCGGTGGCACGCCAACACCGTTTGACAACCCGCCACCTGTACCTATACCGGGTGCAGTGTGGTTGTTCGGTAGTGGTATGGCAGGTCTAGGCTGGCTTATGCGTAGGCGTAAGAAGGCTGAAGCTGCTATGCAGACTACACCTGCGCCTGTAACGGCGTAGTGTGAGGGGGAGGGTGTGGCTGGCAGTCTCTACACAGACCGCACTCTCCTACCACTCTCATGTATGAAGCATACGACGAGATAGCGTTCAGACTACACCAACTCCGCATGTGGATCGAGTTGGATTGGTGGGGATCACGACTTATTGATCACTACCCGTTTACCTGCGGTTTAGTAATAGGTGTCATAGTAGGTTACTATGCAGAACCATTTGCTGACTACTGCGAGCGTGTAGCTGGTAGGCGTAAGCTGCGTTATACACTGTATAAAAGAATAAAGGAACGACAAGATGAGCAAGCCAATAAACCCTCTGATTGACGAAACAGGGGAGAACTACATGGTTGAATGTGTAGGCAACGGTGAAACGCCGCTACCGGCTGGCGTCAATACATCTCTACGTCATCTGCTCATGGCATGTGAGTTAGGTGACTTAGTAGTTGTCGAGTTCACAACGCTACGCGATGGTCAATATGTGTATGTGCTGTGCGCTCACATACTCGACATCAAGCACAAGGCTAAACTACTGCCTATCTGCGTGCTGCCTGAAAACAGCAATCTCATTGAGGGATTGCGACCGCCAGAGCCGTTCGCAAAACACGATTTCGTCAAGCCACGTGTCGGTGAGCGTCCTGCATTCGACGTTATCGAGTACGTTGATGGCAGCATCTTGATAGCAGAACAACCTTCATCGTCTGACAAGAAACACTAGGAGGTTTACAATGCCACGTTATCGCAAGATACCAGTTGAAGTAGACGCATGGCTCTTCACAAGCAAGCCTGAAGAACCCCCTCCTGATTGGATTACAGGCAACGTCGAGTTCATCTATGCACTCGATGGCATCTACCTCATACGTGCACTCATTCACACGCTTGAAGGCACAATGACTGCCACGCTCGGTGACTACATCATTCGCGGTGTTGAAGGCGAGTTTTATCCGTGCAAGCCTGACATCTTCCGCAAGACTTACGAGCTAGTTGTGGAAGAGAACACGCCAATGCCGCGCGACGAGACTATCTGATGTTATACAATGTATACTACTACTCCGTCTATTGGAGTACAACAGTCACTCTATTCGTGCTGTTGTACTTCATTCCAACCTATGCGACATTACGCTTGTACAAGCGCTTGAATGGAGACTATCGTGAACCACAAGCCAATCCCGCAGCACGTAGTAGAGCAACGCGAAGCGGTAAAAGAAAAGCTGCCGCGAAAGCAAAAGCAGCACGCAGAACTGCACGACGTATTCCAGCGTATCAACATGCACAATGGCGACGTTGATGTATGTTGGGAATGGAAAGGCGCACACGGTAAGGGTACACGTGGCGAATACCGTCCACGTGTTGTGATAGGCCAAAAGGATTACTACGTCTATCGCATCGTCTATGAACTCTACACAGGCTACAAGCTGCGCTCAAGTGAAGTCGTGCGTCACAAGTGCGACAACTGTTGGTGCTGCAATCCCACACATATGATCATCGGCACACAAGCTGACAACGTAGCCGACATGATCAAGCGTGAACGTGTCGGCATGAAGCACTACCAAATACGCCGCATCATGCAGATGTTAGAAATTGGCTGCGATGCAGCGTTCATCAGTGCGAAGATGAGAGAAGGCTATGATCTACAAATAGACGCCAGCGTGATACGCAAAATACGCATGCGCGTCATCTACAAGCACATCGAGTGGCCGTGGGGTGATGCATACGCAACCATACGCAGACGTAGATTAGATGATTTGAAGAAGTCGCGGCTTGCATCTGATCCTACATCTGCTATAATTAATGATACTACCAACACAACACAAGGAGACACAAGCGATGCCAGCAAAGACAAAGCCAGCGGTAGTTGAACTGCCGCTTGAAGCAAGAGTTGCACAGTGTATAAACGATTTTCCTGCACCGAAGACAACTCAAGACAGCTTAGACCAGCTAGGTGCAGAGTTTGCTACAGCACACATGCTGCGCTCATACGCTGAGAAGCGCTACGAGACAGTGAAGGCGCGTGTCAGTGACGAGTACGAGAAAGAGATAGTTGAAGTACGCAGTAAAGCTGCTGAACTGATGGTCAAGACTGGCACCAGCGTACATGGTGAAGACTGGTCATTGAACTTCTCTGCTAACCGTCCGCGTCTTATAACAGATGTTGACGAACTGCGTACAGAGCTTGTGCGTGTTGGTATCAACGTTGATCTGATCGACGCAGCTATCAACAAAGTGAGTAAGAAAGCAACGCCAGCACTCTCTATCACAGCATCGCGCCAAGCGGAGTAGCAGCAGATGGCAAATGGCGACAACAACAAAGTCGTCAAACTGAGGCAGCCACAGGTTAACAAGCCTGTGGCTGCTTCTAGTGTTGATGAAGCTATCACTCCCAAATCCCTACTAGACATGTCAGACTTGGAGCAAGATGCATTCTTGTCATCGCTCCGCGACCGTCGCATGCGTGCTGCTGAAGCGCTACGTGCAGCACAAGAAGCAAAGCGCTACGCCAGTAGCGTGCAAGCTAGCGTCAAGCTTGAGAAGAAAGCTGATCAAGTACAGCGTCAGCTAGATCGCGCTGGCAAGGCGTTAGATAAGTTGGAAGAACTTATCTACGATCTACGCGCATTGACACTACAACACACGGACATGGACATAACAGATGCCACAAAGACCAATCACTCGCCCACCAAATCGTAGACAATTCACACCTGAACATCGCACCAAGCTTGATCGCATGCGTATGCAACGCCAAGCACATGCACAGAGGTTGATACTAGGTGCACAACCTCTTATTGATGCTGTCAAGCAGTGTCCTATCGTTATGCATATGGCGTTCAACTCAAGTACAGGCGCACTATCATTCCGCTTCGACGGTCGGCGTGTTGTGTACTATGTCACTACCTTCCGCATGATCACACGCAATCCACTCGGTACAACTGATCGTGTACTTACACCTGCTGAGTTCATTGACGAGTTCAAGAAAGACCGCAAGCACGCCTTCCCTGTGTTTGTAGCTGGTGACTTCCCCAACGATGGAGCAGAGTGATGGTGAACTACGTCCAACGTGCGCGTGATGTGCGCTTGCTTATCAAAGAACACGGTGTCGAGCGCGGTCTAATCAAGGCGTTAGAGCGTGTGTGTGAAGACAACGAGATGCTACGTCAAGAGATGGCTGGCGTAGTGAAGACCGTCGATATGATGGCTAACATCGTTGCTGACATATCAACTGTCGGTAAGCGGTTGAAGGATGACTTCGAGAAGCTGAAAGCTGCACACTACCCAACCGATGAGGATAAATACAGCCAATGATGCTCGTACACAGAACAACCGACACGACACTTGAATGGGTTGACTACTCCACACTCTCGGCAGTTAACACGTGTCCGCGATGGGGCATTGTGCATAGCTGGTACGGCAAGCGCTTGCCTAGCGGCGTTGACCGTGTGCTACCTCTTGAAGCTGGTCGCGCTATGCATGATGTCTTTGCATGCGTCCGCTTGTTCGATCTGCTTGAGCATAATAAAGAGAACCAACAGGCAGAATTTGTAGCTTTCGTACACAGCTATGGCGACAAGCTATTCGGTGCTGAGCGCTGGCGTGAAGCTGTGCGCTACTACGAAGGCAAGGAAGACAAAGAAACACGTGCGATGCAGATGGGCTTATCGCTGCTAGATACTAGTGGCTATCACGATGACCCACGTGATACTAAGCGCACACAAGCAAACCTTGAGAGCGCTGCTATCAACTACATACAGCGCTACCCGCTCGGTCGCTTCATACCGATTTACAACAAAGACTTCATCGGAGTGGAGATACCATTCGATGTCACAGTTAGCTTCCCTGACACTGATCTTAAACCAATCCGCTTCGTGGGGCGTATTGATGCAGTTTGCACCGATACACTCCGTACCTCTGATCAAACGCCAGAAGTCCATGAGAACAAGACTGGCTCACGTATCGACACCGTGTGGTCGTCAAGCTTCGATGTTTCACATCAAGTCACAGGGTACTGTGTCGCTATGTCCTGCTTGCTTTCGAGCGACATTAGAAACGTGGTGATGTGGGGATTGCAAATACCTGTGCCTAAAGCTAGCAGCTACACCGATGGTGTAATGCGTTATCCTACATCACGCGATGGTGATGCTTTCTTGTCATGGGCACAGTGGTTTGCTCACACTCTACATCTACTACACAACTACAAAGACGATCCAGTTAATGCACCTACCTACACACATAGCTGCAACCGCTACTTCCGTGCGTGTAGCTTTATCCCGTTCTGCACCGAACCACCAGCACAACGCCAGCACATATTCGACAACGAGATGAAGGAAGAGCGCTGGTCGCCGTTAGATCAGGAGCTAGTATGATGACACTCGTATTCAAACCAACACCGCGTGTGTTTCCTGACATGCCTATGTGGGGTGCTATGGGTACGAAGCATACATTCATGATCTCACTAGATGATGGTGTATATGCTGCTAGCGCCAAACCAGTAGGTGCTAAACCGTTCGACAAAACTCGCATCGACTTAGGCGAGTTCAAGACATATGAAGAGGCTCACACCGCATGTGATACATTCTACAAGACTTGCGGGTGATTGCACGTGTGTTATACTATGTATAATGAAGGAGACAGCAAGTGGAAATCAAAGTCGAGAAACCAAGCGACACTATCAGCCGTATATCTATGACACTGTGGGGCGATGCAGGTTGTGGTAAGACTACACTCGCTGCAACCGCTCCCGGTAACAAGCTGTTCCTGTTATTCGATCCTGATGGCGATCAATCAATCCGCAACATGCCGGGTTGGCAGCGCATTGACATGTCAGGTGAAGACAGCATCGACATAGCTAAAGAAGCAATGAAGCCTGAGCCGTTCGGTATACACCGTATACTTGAAGATCAACACATCGACACTGTAATTGTTGATAGCTTGACCAAGTTCAGCGAACACGCCTTACGCTACGCCGTCAACGTCAGTGCTAAGTCAACTCTACTCATGCCGGGATTGAACGGTTATGGTGCGCGCAACGTATGTGTCGGCA